AGCGGCCTTTGCTAGAGATTTATATGACAGAAGTATAAAAGCATCGTACGAACCTGATAAGATACGATTCGTACCCAATCCAAGGACGTACACTCCTGACTTCTATGTGGAGCAGGAAGGTTTTTACGTGGAGACAAAGGGTCTGTTCTCACCAGAAGACAGAGCTAAACATTTATTGGTTCGGAAACAGCATCCTGATATTGATATTAGATTTATATTCATGGATAGTAAAAAACGTTTAAGTAAAAAATCTAAAACAACGTACGCGCAATGGTGTGATAAGCACGGTTTTCAGTACGATGTGATGAGATTGCCAGAAGGGTGGATTAATGACGGAAGATGACATAGATGAGAATGAAGTTCTAGAAGCCATTCGCAAAGTTAAACTTTTGTTTAACAACGATGATAGTCAAGAACATGTATTTAAAGAACCAAATGGTGTATTTATTCTTATAGAAAGACAACCAGACACTGATGAAGATTTCAACGTTAGTGTATTTGACTTCAAGGAAACAGAAGACGGTAAGTTTCCCATTTGCAAGGTGATGGCATTGGGTCTGTTACGGGTGCTTGACGAAGACTTGGAAATGGTCTTTAGTAAGGGTCTGAGCAAATTGATGGACGACTTCCAAAAGGAAACACAAAAAACGTCTGAAGGAAAAGTGGTCAAACTGGAAGACTACAAGAATGTGAAAGATAAACTCCCGTCGCTTTTAACTAAGTTAGACCGAGATATGAGTGGAGATGATGACAATGCAGGATAATGTGAACAGTCCAAAACACTACAAGCTTAACGAACATGGTATCGAATGCATAGATGCCATACAGGCTAGTATGTCAAAAGAGGGGTTTGAAGAGTACTTACGTGGTAACGTATTTAAATACCTTTGGAGATGTAATTATAAAGAACATAAAGTGCAAGACTTGCACAAAGCTAAATGGTATCTTGCTAAACTTATTAGCATTACAGATGAAAGTATCACACAACCTACGTTCAACTTTGATAGATCGAATACTGTCGAGGTAACGAATGGCTTCTAATTACGAAGACTTCATCCACATTAGCCGATACGCACGGTACATTGAAGACGAGAACAGGCGCGAAACGTACAACGATACGGTGAACCGCTGGTGGAACTATATGACAGGTAAGTTTCCATCTCTTGCAAAGCACAAAGATGTCAAACAGGCGATACTGGATAAAGAGGTGATGCCGTCCATGAGGACGATGATGGCGGCTGGTGACGCACTGGAACGTAATCACATTGCAGCGTACAACTGCAGCTATATCACTGTTGACGATCCGAAAGCATTTGATGAGACTCTGATGATACTCATGTGTGGTACTGGAGTAGGTTACAGTGTGGAACGTGAATTCGTAGATCGTATGCCAGAAGTACCAGAGAACATGACACGCACCAGTGAAGTTGTTACAGTAGCTGACAGTAAAGAAGGATGGGCAAGAGGACTTCGACAACTCGTAATGAGATTGTACGCTGGTGAACATCCCACATGGGACTTGTCGCGCATTCGCCCTGCAGGAAGCCGCCTGAAGACGTTTGGTGGACGCGCTAGCGGACCTGAACCGCTCGACAATCTGTTCAGATTTGTAACGTCTGCATTCTACAAAGCACAGGGACGCAAGCTTTCAAGCCTGGAATGCCATGATATAATGTGCGCTGTTGCAGCTGCAGTGGTGGTAGGCGGTGTACGTCGAAGCGCCATGATCAGTCTGTCTAATCTAAGCGATGATCGTATGCGCCACGCCAAGATGGGCAGTTGGTTCAATGACAATGTTAATAGAAGCTATGCTAATAACTCTATTGCGTTTTCTTCTAAACCTGACATGGGTACGTTCCTGCGAGAGTGGACTGCAATCTATGAATCAAAGAGTGGTGAGCGTGGTCTGTTCAATCGTGTAGCAGCAGTGAACAAAGCTAGAGAAATTGAACGTGACACTTCACACGTATTTGGTACTAATCCTTGTGGTGAAATATCATTACGTCCTAAACAGTTCTGTAATCTAAGTGAAGTGGTGGTACGTCCAAATGACACACACAAGACTATTGAAGAGAAGGTGCGTATTGCTACAATTATCGGTACGTATCAGTCCGCACTGACCGACTTCAAGTATTTATCTAAGAAGTGGACAGACAACAGCGAAGAAGAACGGTTGCTTGGTGTGTCTCTTACAGGCATTTTTGACAACCATTTGACGTACAGTCCTGATGTTAAATTTTTACAAAACATAAGGCACACAGCGAAGGTCACAAATAGAAAAATTGCAAAAGAACTAGGCATTGAACCGTCAGCTGCCATCACCACCATCAAGCCTTCAGGCACGGTGTCACAACTGGTCAACAGCGGCAGTGGTATTCATCCACGATACGCGCATCACTACATTCGTAGAGTACGCGCAGACCTGACAGACCCGTTAGCGTCATGGATGATAGAGAAGGGTATGCCTCATGAGATAGACGTATATAATAATAAGAACTGCGTCTTCTCTTTTCCCATACAATCTTCACCTGAAGCAGTAACACGTAATTACATTAGCGCAGTGGAACATCTTAATCTTTGGTTGACGTATCGTAAGCACTGGACTGATCACAATCCGTCTGTCACCATCTACGTTGGTGAGATTGAGTGGGCAGAGGTAGGTGCATGGGTATACGAGAATTGGGATGAAGTATGCGGCATTGCTTTCCTTCCCCGTGAAGACGCTTCACACAGCTACGTGCAAGCACCGTACGAGCAGATTACCGCCGCAGAGTACGAAGAGTTGATGGCTGATCTACCTGACATTGACTACGCTTCGTATCTTGAGTTTGATGATAACACAACATCATCTCAAGAGATGGCGTGTACAGCTGGAGTATGTGAAATATGAAAACAGTGATTCACGTAAATCAACATGTGATAAAGAAGAATAGAAAGACCGGCGCTAACGATCCAGTGCTAACATGTAAAACATATAAATCTAACACTTACGCGCATGAAATTACCATAGACGGTCCTAGCAAAATTGTGTACAGACCCAACAAACCTTTATCCTGTGGCGCACATGTATGGATAGAGACAGAGAGTAAAGTGAAGACAACATAATATGAGGGAAGCAGAAGCAGTACTATCGGAAGTCAAAGTATATCTAAATACAAAGGGGAACATAGAAGTTGAATACAACCATGTTCCCCCTGACGACTTCATCCAGACTATGGAAAGAAAATTAACAGACTACGAGAATACACATACCATAGGTGTATTTCTAGAACGTGTCAATAATCTCAGTACAGAATACTACGATAATATTAATAGATTACTTTCTCCCTAGAAATTTATTAAATCCTTTGATACCAAACGAAGCACTGATGGCAATCATCAAAGCGTTCTGATACCATTCGGGTAACTCGTTAAGTACAGTAAACCCTCGCTGAATAATATCTTCCATACCGGGAACAAACACAAGTATAGCTGGAACAGTAAGTATCACGACAAGATACTCATCTTTCCAGCTATCTCCACTGGCCTTCGCCATAGTTTGTTCCCACTCAATCTCACCAGTGGCAACTTTTTTGTGTACCTCTGCTTCGGCTACGGCCTTGGCGACCTTGACCTGTGACTTGGCCTTGGTTTCCTCTAGCTTGCTCTCCATCCAAGAGCCACCGATGCTGCTTACTGCGCTGATGATTGGTCCGATAAGTGGTATCATTTATTCTCTTCCTTCAGCTACGCCTTGCATTTTACGAACTAAGTTTCTATCTATCGCACCTAATTTTTGATTCTGTGCTGGAAATATAACTCTCGCATCAGTAACTACTTGTTTAGGCATTTTATGTGCAGGTAACGATTTACCATCCCAAGAACCAAACATTGTCTGTAAATAGATTTTCATGTCCTCATCATCTATGTTGTCGGCTACTGTTTTTCCTACTAGGATAGCTATGGCACCTTTCCAATAATTAGCTTGCGTTCTGGTAACTGTTTTACCTTTGACCAACACATCGTGCATAGTTTTTACAGCAATAGGATTAGATATTACTTCAGACAAATACTGAATTTTTCTTCGATGTAACTCTCTTATAAATATATCTGAAGCTACAAAACGTAAACTAACAACACCTCTGGCTACACCATAAATCCTAGACAGAATAGAAGCGACACCCATCTTTGTTCCCATGTTACCAAGTGTAACGTCAGCTATCTCTCCTACTGATAATCTAGCTATCTGAAAAATTTCTGTCAGATTCTCAAAAGTTTCAGTGTGTGGAGGTTCATTAATTCCTGCTTCTTTTCTTATAGAATCTTTAGCTTTTGCTAAAGCTTTAAAAGCAGGTTGAGACTGTTCTAAAATTTCAGACATGCGAACTAAATCAACATTTACGAGTAAACCAGAATTTTCTCTTGAAACAAATTTGTTTTTTGCTTGTTTCTGAATATTTGAGATAACTTGTGTAAGGTCTTTATTAGGAGTTAATTGAAATGAATCTGTGTACACTCTGTGTATCAACAATTGTTCTAAAGATTCATATGACTTGAATTTTTCAATAGCCGTACTTGAAGAATCACCAATAGCTTTTATCATTTGATTGGTAACAGATTCTTTTGCAGGATTAGGTATGCTATCCATAAGTTCATCATAACTCTTTAACAAAGTATCTGCTTGAGGACCAGCTTGACCTATTCTTTCTCTAATACCTTTATACTCGTAGCTTCCTTTTCTTAAACTAGGTATATCAACGAGATGTTCTGTAAGCATTACTCTCATTAAATCTTCAGAGTTTTCTATAGCAGATAGTTTTA